CTTGTAAATTCAATTTTTAAGTTCCTTAAGTTCTTATAAAACAAGGATTTAGAAATCTTGGTAATTCACGATTGAAAGTTTTCCTTTAATGACCCGCCTCCCGAAAATGAAATGGCCCCAAAAAGTCACTGTAAACGACAAATATTCAAAAAATGTCGTCCAAAAAATAGTCAATTTTCAGAGCTTTTCAGAAGTCATTATATAGAAACCTTTATTTGTATTATTGCAAGATTTCTTGTACCCTTGACAATTCACAATATTCTAAGAACACAAGCAGCTAACTTTTCGTTCATTGTCAAGGAGTAATTGACCCTTACTTATAGCTATGCAGGTAGTAAATCCAGATACCAAATCTATAAGCGAATGGCATCAAGATAAGCAATACTAAGCCAATAAGCAGCACCCAGAAGTTTACCTTCTTACTATGTACTGACAATAAAGCAGCCATAAGGTACACGAATATATAAGCAAGTATACCATTAGTAAGAATCCATTCATACTGTCTTAACAGTAAGACATAAACCAGAGGTGTTTGATTGTACATGCTCTTGTCCTCCCTAAATCAATAGATAAATCACCACTTGACACATAAGACCAGATATGAGGAAAGCCTTCAAGCTGCTTTACCCATACTTCCCCATCTCTCAGTCCACAACGAATATTGAATAATTTAAGTAAGCTATTAAACTTGCTAATTAACCATGGACTATCCTTAATAACCGATAAATGCCAATAAAGCTTATTTGTATCCTTATTGTATGTAACAAGGTGGAATAAGTCATAATACAGATAGTAATCCTTACCATTAGTACCCACTATCCACTTGTCTATTGCCTCTAACTTAGTGCGAAGTAAATTAGCTATAGCGTGACTAGCCATCAACTGACCAGGGGCTATTGTATGTTTATTAAATGAAACATTAATCATTGACCTGTGCCTCCTTATACAGACAATACTCTTCCCATCCTGTTGTACTCTCAAACCTGAATGCATCAGTTCTGAACTTCTTGAACCTTGTTGTTCTGAATGTTACACGATGACCACTTGAGTCTACCGCAGAAAACCCTGTTCCAGTCATAACAAAATAACGAAGCTGCCCGTATATATAGTCGTATACTAAACCCTGTTTACAAAGAATGCGGCTATCAATAAGCTGTTCATAAGTAATGAACTCACCATATTCTTTTATCTGATTAAGGAGCAATTGCTGCTCTTCAATTGGTACGTCATAAATCTGCATTTTATCCTCCACAAGAAAAGCCTGGCTAGTATACAACTGACCAGGCTATAGACCTATTTACCGAATTTAATTTGATTTCTCAAACGCTTATTTCGTCGTTTAAGTTCCTTAATGTCTCGATGACACTGCTTGTAACCAGCTTCAAGCTGCTCCAACAACTTAGTGGCATAAGCCATCTGAAGTTCCAACTGTTTTAATTTTTTATCCATTTGTATATCCTTCCCGGCATTAAGCAGCCGGGCTGCTATTCTACTGATTTAAGTTAAGCTCATGCTTCTTCAAGTAGTCTAAGCACTGATTAAGAACTTCTCCAGTCTCATACACATCAAAGCAGCCATATTGCCAAGTAACTATTCCCTGGTTTTCTACACACAACTCAAAGAACTCCGGGTCAATATCATATCCAACAGCAGGAGTTGGTCCAAAGACAAGATACTGGTCAGTTGCACCATTTTTGCCTTTGACCATTTCACACACTTCAAATTTGTAATTGCCAATTGTAATATCACTGAGCATACCGTTTTCACATTCAATTTTAATATCCATTCCGAACTCCTTAATTATAAAATCTTCAACTAATACAGAAAATATTTGGTTATTATACATTGGTCCGTGATTATACTTTCGATTGAAGTAATCTTCTGCACAATTAAAAGTATGAGCTAGATACTTCGGGTCAAGTCGATTTCTAAGCCGTTCAATATACTGATAATAAAAACATTAAATGTTTCCCAATGACCAAGGTCTTTTGCTAACTGTGCCACTTCAGCAAGCTGAGCAATTTTACAAATGATTGATTTCATTTTGAACTCCTTCCAGGCATATAGCAGCCTGATTGCTTTTTAATTGAACTTGTATTTCTGAGCTTCTCCCATTCAGCTGAGTAATCAATCTGAGCAGGAGCCATTCCCAATTTAATCATAGCAGCCAGTTTAAGCCACTTAGCATTATAGTCATTCAATTCTTTACTAGTCATCTTACACCTCTTAGTCATTCAACAGCCATTAAGCTATCAGACAGCCATTAAGCTATCTGATAGTCTAAGTCAGTCAGTTTACTAATTCAGTCTACTTAAGTCTGCCAGTGAATGCAAACTGTCGTCAAGATTATCCCGAATATTACCAATTGCATTACCATCAACCAGCAAACCGCTCTGACTTAAATACAAACTGATTGTTTCAGTATCTGACTTGATGTAATCCATCAACTGATAATATTCATCTAGTGAATAACTAATTAGTTCACAGAGCTGGTCAATTATTTCAATACGCTCAGCTGAGATACAGTTAAACATATTCTCAACCAGCTTACTGCCGCTTAGCCAATTGAACTCGTCAGACATAGCTAGCCAGTAATGAGTTACTTCATTTTTAATTAAATCAGCTTTAAGCTGATTAAGCTTTGATAAATCTGCAATTTTCATTTTGTATTCCTTCTGGTTGATATACTGCGCCAGTCAGTTTATATAAATCAACAAGCAGTAAAACTAATTGATTTATAAAAACTGATTGGGAAAAATTAAATGGGAAAAAGCTGCAAATCCTGCAACTTTTTCCCACTATCCTAACATTCTATAAAATACTTATTTATACCATCAACTTTTCTAATTACCACTTTATCAATTAAATCCTTTTCAATTACTTCTCCTTTACTAACTTCTTTATACTTCTTTTCAACTTTATAACTTAATCTTTTAATCAATTCTACATCATTACTAACTAATTCTTTACCATCTAAACACTTCTCAATTAACAATAATAAACTAATATTTTTATTAATTCCACAAATCACACTCTCAATACTTTTTTTATTACCACCATTTTTAATTTCTTCTTTCTTATTTTTAATAACATCATTATTAAAAATAACCAATTCACTAACCAACTTAATCAATTCTTCTTTATTCATAATATACCCCTTAATTAAATAAATTATTATTTAATTATCTATATAATAATTCATAATATTATAATTTACAACCCTATACACAAAAAATTTTACACTTATAACAAAAAATTATAACTACTACACCCATTTATACTGTTTACTATATATCTGTACCCCCTTTAACTTATAAGGTCATGAGCAATAAACACGGGACACTCATTTTTAAGTGCCTAGGCCAAAAATAGAAACAAGGGGGCCATTACTTTGTAGACCTATAGTTTCTTTGTGAATTGCTCAGTAGAAAAATAAAACAGAGATAATTTTCTAGGGGAGCCTGTTTTAATATATTTCAGGTCCTTAAATACACATTTCTAAAGAATTTTAACTATACCCTAATCACTATTTCCGTCATTAAAAATCAAAATATTATTACATATACAGCAGCAGGAAAAGGCCGTTTACAAAACCATATTTGTATACTATTATATTGTCAACTGGAGGATAATATGTTGTTACGAGACTTCGATAATATAAAAGATACAGTGCTGAACGCTATGTCAGTAGGTATGTCTTATGCAGACTCTCTTTTGTTAGCAGGGGCAAGTGACCAGCAGATAGAAGAGCTTGACAATGATGAAGCATTCCAGTCACTTTGTAAACAGACAGGTAAGGACCTTGAGAAAAAACTTCTTTTGACACTGATGGACACAATTGAAATTCAGGCATCAAAGGGTAAGGACCATGGTATTACTTGGTTACTTGGTAAGATTAACCCATCACGGTTTGGCGGCGGAGAGGATAATGCAGCTGATAATGTTGGTTCTATTGTTATCAATACACAACACGTAGACCTTAAAGACCCTGAGTCAGCAGTGGAGATTTTTGATGGTAAAGAACAAACTGAAGAATGAGCTCACTCTTGAGACATTCCTACACCAGAGAGCCTTACTACAGTCTATAGACGATTTTAAGGACCGCAGTTATTTCTTTTTGTTAGGTGGTTATGGCTGTGGTAAGAGCTTCTCTGGTGTACTGACGATTTTGAAGTTCTACACAATGTTCAATGGACACGAAGTAACTGTTGGTATTGGAGGGACAAGCCAGACGTTGCTTCGTCTTACTTTGCTTTCTGACCTTTTTAAGGTACTTAATAATGCTCATATTAAATATCATCATAATAAGCAAGAGCATGTTATAGACATCGGTACTGTTCATTTTGTATACATCAATTGTTCAAATCCTGATGATATATTCGCTTATAACTTTACAGCATTTATATTCGATGAGCTCGATGAATTGCCACAGCAGACAGCTGTAGCTGCATTTAAGGCAGTACAGGAGCGTTCCCGTGTACTTTGTCCAGATGGACGCAAGTCTATATTCGTAGGTTTAACGACAGCACAGGGGCTCAAGGGCTGCTTCCAAATTGTAAATATGCTTAAAGAGAAAGGTGATAAGTATGTTCTTATTAGAGGATTGACAAAGAACAATACAACGCTAGACCCTGACTACGTGAAACGTCTCTATAGCCTTTATGATAAAGAAGAGCGTGAGGCGTTCCTGGAAGGTAAATTTGTAAACCTTACTACTGGGCGAGTATATAAAGACTTTGATGAAAGGACCTGTGTTTACAATCCGGAAGAAATAGAATATAATAATGAGCCAGTTACAGTTGGACAAGACCTCAATAGTGGCTTCTCTAAAGCAGCATCTCTTTTTGAAAGAGATGGAGTCTACTATGTATGTAGAGACTTCTCATTTAATATCGTAGGTGACGCTCCTATGGAACTACGACAAGCTTTCCCTATGAGTCAGATAGACTGGTGGCCTGATGCATCATCAAAAGAGATTATGACTGGCTATCAGAGAGAAATATCAGATGCAGGAATTATACTACATCAGTCACCAGTTAACCCTGGTGTAAATGAGCGTATTATGATTGTAAATAAACTATTCAAAACAGGAAAGCTAAAAGTATCTAAAGACTGTAAAGAACTGGTGCTTGCTCTTAAAACACGCCAGTTTGATATGAATGGTAAACCAGAAAAAGGCAAGGGCCCAAAAGACCCTGACCATATATGTGATGCGTTGGAGTACGGTGTATGGAATAAAGCAAATGTTAAGTCACTTAAAGATGCACTTAATAAGTTGTTTAGCTAGGAGGAATTATGTTAAACTTTGAGTCAGCCGCAGATGGCACAAAAAGTAAACTGTTCAAAGAAGTATACGGTATTCTTGCACGAGGAAACAAAGCAGGTCAGTTTACCGCAGATGGTATAGGAAAAAGAAGCCATACTGTCAGTGATATTGATGAAGTAAAGGCAGTAACCTGGGACCATATTCTTGCAAGTAGAGCTGCTTCTGGTGAAGAAACAGTCTCAATTGATGAAGTAAGAAAAAATATGACAATGACTAAGGATAGTTTTTACAATCCTATGTCAAAGATTGGTACAGCTGAAGACCCTACAACATTCTCAGCTGCAACAATTCCTGTAGCTATTGGACCTTTTGAAGCGACTAGTATCTACTCTTCTGGTGGTATTGCAGAGATTATCATCAATAAGAAAGCAAAAGGTGTTACACTTAATGGCTACAGATTTACGAGTGAAAAC